ATGACCGATGGGAAAGGAGTGGAGCTCGTAGGGTCTATGTCTTTACGGTCTCAGCTGTATGCCGGTGATTACGATGCGAACGATTTCGTGAAGCTGAATACTTCCGAGAAAGAGGCACTAGATAAGTGTGCTTTGCTCTTCAAGGAAGCCGTCCGCCGAACTTCTAAACTCGCCAACTCTTACATCGGCGATATCAAATGCGGAGAAGTCGAAGAATGGCGAGTTTTTAGCGAGGAAACGAGAGTCCATAACGGCGAGGTTGTAGGATACAATGCCGAAACTTCACGCTCAAAAATCAAACAACTCCGCCAATCTCAAATCATTACGCCTACCGAAGAGAAGGAAGCTTTGGCTCTACTTCCTACCAATCCCACACCTATTCAGTTAGTCAAAGCCAAAGACTCTATCAAGTTTCATATCGTTCGTTGGACGGTGGCCGAAGTTTTGGAAGGAGAAAAGCGGTTGAAAGACGGCCGAACTTATACTTTACAAGACGGTTTCTCGTCACGGAGCATCACCAAACTTGATGTTTTTGGATGGGTTCAGAATAATCGATACACCGAGTTCTCGATGATATATTTTGCTTTCAATAAGGGCAAGGCACTGAACCCAGTAGAGTTTGATTACGAAGACTCCCTCAAAGAATCTATTTTATACTATACTTCCGAAGGGATGTATTTCAAAGTCTTGAAGCGGATGTTCTCACTGGCCAAGTTCAAGGATGATAAGAAACAGATGGAGAAACTCACGGAGGTACTGAACAGCGATCTCGGTAGACTGTACCACATCGTTTCTGATATCCGAACTTTAATCACAATGTTAGAGGAGCAGTCCAAGCTCCGTATTGGCGACATCAAGTTTGAGATAGACCAGTTCAAAGGACGAATGGCCAACATCTACGCTCTTGAACCCTTTCTCAAAGACGAGCATACCGTATTGGGATACATCAACTCGGCTTTGAAGACCACTTCTACGAAACAGCTTCTTGCGACGCTGACGAAGATGGATAGTGTAATGAGCGATATCTTGGGTAAGGCATCGCAGAAGTTTGTGGGAGGAGATAAGGACGAACTCGAATCTCTGACCCACGAAATCAATGCTTTGGATCTTTATTACAGTCTGTTCCCTTCATTACAAAGGGGTTGATCCCCTCACAACCGCACATATACAGCCACAGCTCTCCTACCTTCTTCTGTACCTTCCAAAGATGGTCCTTGTGAATGATAGCGTAAGCGTTACGAGTCTCGCCTACTGACTCATTGGCCATACGTTCCATATCTTCCATCTTGGTCGCTCGGTCAATAAGATCGTCGCAGAGGGCTCGGAGTTCCTTCACACTGAAACTGTTCATTGTTTATCTTTACCACAACATTATTATTGAGCGGAATAATCCGCAAACTATTTGAACTTTACAGTTGTAGGAAGGTAAATAAAGTCAAAAAAACGGTAAATATCCATAAGTATGATGGAGTAGGAAACCCTAACCCATCATATAGAATCACGGAATCGCAAATGACTTTTTGCGAAAATCTCTCATATAAGATAATAATGCCCTCTCTATCCTTTGATAAGAGCAAGGGAGCCAAGCCCATCGCGGTCGTCAAAGGCGGTGAAGAAGATGGAAGTGTTCTTTATTTACACGAGGACGACCAAAAAGGCGGTCGTCGGCCAAGAGGCGAAATCCAAGCTTCTAAGTACGCTACTGAACTCCGCGAAGTCAAACCAGCCGACCGAGTCAAGCTCTTGAACCGTCTTGCGGAAGCACGGCATAAGGGATTGGAGGCTGATCAGCTCGTAGGCGAAACTGGATTAGGTAAGGCTCTTTACGAACGTATTCTTTATGATGACGCAAAGGATACTTCCATCAACCTTCCGGACGATTCTCAGCTGTGTGTCCTTCCATCTCCGGATCCTAAGAAGCGCGAGGTCTTTTACATCGCTGGATCTTCCGGTAGCGGCAAATCTTACTTCGCCAAAGGCGTGGCCGAGCTTTACAAGAAACTCCACCCTTCTCGCGATATCTATCTCATCTCCAAACTGGAAGAGGACAGTACGCTAGATAAGATGAACCCTCCGCCCAAACGTATAAATATTCAAACCCTCATTGACGACTACCCCGAGCTTGAAGAGTTCCAAGACTGCTGTGTGATCTTCGATGATTACGATACCTTTACTGGTCAAGCAGAAAAGGTCGTCCATAAACTAATAGATGACCTTGCTACGATGGGTCGCCACACAAATACAACGATGCTTTGCTTGTCTCACTACCTCACCAACTACAAGAAAACTCGACTCCTCCTCAACGAAGCCACCCACATCGTCGTGTATCCAATGGCTACCTCCTTCCACGCTCTATCATACCTACTCAAGACGCACATAGGTATGACCAAAGACGACTGCCGTGATTTGAAGAAGCAAGGCCGGTGGGTGTGCGTCTACAAACACTACCCCCAATGGCTCATTTCGTCTCACCACGCTAGAATCCTCAATCAGTAACCGTCGTCAAACCTCTCGTTTGCTGGGGAGGGAAGAGTGTTCGCGAAGATAAAGGGTTCATTGACGCAAGATCGGCCGAAGGAACATTCATCATCGTAGGGAGGTATTGAATAGGTTTCTTGGAAGGTTTGCGATTGCTTACGATAATCGCCACAACCACTATCGTCATCAAGACTAAACACCCCATAACACTACCTATCGCAATGTAGGTAATGTTAGGCGGAGCTTCTTGTGGTGCGACGGCAGTAAGAGGTTGGGGTTGAGAGACTGCTACCGAACTACGAGTCCCACTCCCAGTCGCAGAAAGAGTTTGAGTTTGGGTTTGAGTTTGAGTTCCAGTTAGAGTTTGGGTTTGGGTTCCGGTTAAAGTTTGGGTTTGGCTTTGGGTTTGAGTTCCGGTTTGGGTCGCCGTTGAAACTGTTGAAGACGTAGAAATCGGCCTACTGCGCGTAGCCGACCGAGTTGCCGTTGTAGTCGTTGTAGGTACTACTGCCCTACTGCGTGTCGCTGTTGTTGTGGATGTAGGTACTACTGCCCTACTGCGTGTCGCTGTTGTAGTCCCAGTTCCACGTCCAGTTCCGCTCAAAGACAGAACAGCTCGAGTCCGAGTCGCAGTCCGAGTCAACGTTCCGCTCGGCGTGAGCGAAATAGCGCGAGAGCGAGTTCCGCTCGGAGTCAAAGCACGAGAGCGAGTTGAAGAGTTGGTCGCAAAGACCCCTAAAACAAGACACAAAAAAGTAAGGAATCTCATTATCTCTTACTTACATTTCATTTGAATATTAGTTATAGAAATATTATATTTATTGGTGAATGTTTTAATTTTTTAGTGCTAAAAAGCAATTCCAGTTTCAAAAATGTTCCGGAACATTTTTTTAGATGGAGGACAGTTTCAGCACAGAAAAAACAAAACTATTCAAAAAATAAAATATTAATTGACCCCACATTGCTTTTTTACTTCCAATCTTTTATTGCTTCATAACAAATCAAATGTCGTACGCCCAGTGGAATCAATTCACGCAATACGTACTGAATAATGAGGTTCTGTATGCTGGATTCGTGTATAAGTGTATTCTAGCCATCGGTCCTACGGCTACTCCTCCGCCCAGCGATCCTACTTACTGGGATAATCTCGGTTCTACAGTGGGAGGTCCTACTGGTCCTACTGGTCCTTCCGGCGGTCCCATAGGTCCTACTGGCCCACAAGGGTCTACTGGCCCTACTGGTGTAGGTGCTACTGGCCCTACTGGTGTAGGTGCTACTGGTCCTACTGGTCCTACTGGTGTGGGTGCTACTGGTCCTACTGGTCCTATTGGTGTAGGTGCTACTGGTCCTACTGGTCCAGCCGCATCTTTGCCGAGCGGACGGAATGTTTTTGGGAGTCTCACTTGGACGCTGGACGCACTCAACTCAAATTATAGTGCGAGTATAACTGGTGTATCTGCTTCACTGACTGCGAACTCAAGGATCGTTGCGTCTCTCCAACGAACCACTGGTTCCCTAGCATCCACTATTCTTTTGGGTGTGAATTGTTGGCTGATCGCCGTAGAAACTTCTGCCGATGCTGGTGGAACCATAACTTTCTATGTGAGTAATGGTGCGGATCCCAGTGGGGAAGGCGGAATGAGTATCTCGTGGGCTGTTGATGCTTTTTAGAGACATACTACAATGGATCTTAACACACTCGCGTCAGCTGGTCTTTCAACGACGGCCATCTTGGTCATCTACGGCATCTATCGGCTGTGTCTTGTTCTCGTAGGACGGCGATTCGTGTCGCAGTGTTGCGAGAATGAAGTCAGAGTAGGTATTAACGTAGAAGAGTTCACACCACCATCGGAACACCCAATAAGAAACCAAACTCATTTACATCAGCATCTTCACGCTGTTGGGTTCCGTAATGATCTTGCCGAATCGCATTCAGAACCTCTGTTGCTCCATCACCAAGAAAATCAAGTAAGTATTGATATGCCCCAGCGCGACAGAGATGAGGAGGATAAGCTTTCTCTTGTATCAACTGCGTCATCCACCGCTCCACCCAGCACAGTAGGGGTTCATTGATACACCCAGCAGAGCAGTCTAATAACATACGCACATCACTCTTCGTAAGACGAGCAACCTTCTTCGGTTTCTCCTCTTTCGATTCCTTCGGCTTACGCTGATCCTTTCCGAACGGTGAACCCCATATATTCTTGGTCATTTATAATGAACGAGGTAGAAGAAGTCCGAAACTACGCCTTATCGGACGGAGATATTCGTCAGCTCTTAGGAAAGGGTATATCGCTGATGACTTACCCCCAACTTGCAGAGAAAAGATCGTTGGACGAGTGTTTTGATTCAAAAGGTCGCTGTATCATCCTTTTCCTTACGGAAGACGAGCATACTGGGCACTGGTGCTGTATGCTCCGCACGAAGAAGGGGATAGAGTTCTTTGATCCGTACGGCGACGAACCGGAGGAACAGTTGGAGGATGTTCCGCAGTCTCGTCTAGAACAACTGGATCAAGATCAACCTTACCTTACGGATCTTATGCGAAAGAGCGGTATTCCGATTTATTACAATACCCACGCCTTCCAAAAAGAGCGTGGCGATGTGAATACTTGTGGTCGGCACTGCGTGTCTCGGCTGATATTCAAGGACAAGACGTTAGAGCAGTACAAGAAGATTATAGACAAGACTGGGCTGTCTCCGGACGATTTCGTCAGTGGACTGACCTACTTAGAAATTAAGAAATAGATGGTGAAACAAAATCCCAGTCTATCACAAATGAACCGTCAGATCGCATCCGTCAAGTTCGTAGGCGGAACGGATATGGATCCGGATTATGTGTACTACAACGCCGACATCGTGAACAACACGACGGACGATCAAACATCGACTGGCGACGCGATTCAAGATCCGAACATCGTGTTCAACGAGACTCGTGACTTCCCTATCTTGAACGACATCTCCAAATACAACTTCTCCATCGTGCGATTCACGATGAACGGAGCCAACTTGGACCTTCCGCTGTTCATCCCTAGCATTCGTCAAGGCACTGGCCAAGTCAATGT